CCAGTTCATGATGCCGGCGTCGTAAAACGCCCGCTTTTCCGCCGACGTCCAAACGGTCGAGCACTGCCGGCTATCGAACAGGAATCCGAGGAACCCGTTGTCATACTGCACGGGCCGCGAGGGGTCATAGCAGGCGGTGCAGCACACCCGCGAGGTGGTAGCCGCAGCCATCACGTAACCGGGGTATTTGTAACCGGTACGCACCGGAACCACGACTTCCTCCGGGTTGTTCCGGTCGCGGCCATAGGCGGCGATGGTGCCGGCGCTCGCGGTCTTTGAGTGGAATAGGTGGCCGCCTTTGAAGTTGCCTTGAACGCCGCAGCGCCAGTTTTGCCGCACCAGTTGGATAAACGCCTCGATGGCGATCTCCTCCTCGGTGCCGAGCGCGATGCAATCCCAGGGGCAATTCATCGCCGGGATGGCGGTGTTGTAATCGACCACACCGGCGCCCTCGACGCCCGCCGCCTCGGTGACGGTGATGCCCTCGGGGAAATCGTCGCCAAACTGCGGATTCCACACCGGCACGAACCAATTGGATTGCTGGCCCATGTTCTTGGCGGTGAGGGTGACCACCGCGGCCGCGGCGGTGGCGGTGAACGGGAGATCCAAATCGGCATTGACCGCCGCGGCGTAGTTGGTGGCGACGCTGTCGGCGGTGGCGCCGATGATGACGCCGACGTTAAAAATCTTGTCGATGAGCGACCAGGCCAGCACGCCCGAATTGGTGCACACCCCGGAGAATGTCACCGTATAGGTGGCGGCGACACCGCCCACCGGGTCGCCGAGCGGCGCGATGTAGAGCGGGAGCTCCGGGCAGGTGTTGAAATGTTGCTCCGCCATGAGCGCGAGCACCGAGCCGGCGCCGAATAGCTCCCGGCACTCCATCACCGAATAGACGATATAGAACTCGCCCGGAACGGCGGTTCCCTCATCGGTCATTTGCGCGATGTAGAGGGGCCGGCAGAGTTCGGCGAGCGGCATGTAACCGGTGACGCACCACGTGAGGAAATTGCCGCGGGCCTGCGCTAGTGAGATGCGATTTTGAGCCATTGAGGCCTCCCCACAACATGCGCCAAAACTTGAGCCGCTCGCCGTAAGCTATCGGAACTTCTAGGGTTCGGCAATCTTACCAGCTGCGGCGCTGGTCCTGGCCTTCCTGCCGAGGCGGCCTCGCTTCCGGTTTGCCCTGCGCCTGGTCCCGCGCCTGGCCCTCGCCCTCCGCCTGGTCGTCCCGCTCCTCGAGCCGGCCGCCGAACTCCGCCGGCATCTTCATGTCTTTGAACGCCGTGCCGGGCGGCGGCGCCGGCGGCGGCTCCTCCTCGATATCCCCGGCCATGAGCGCCAGCACGAGGCTCGCAGTCATCGGCGTGGTGACATAGTCCTCGTGCGGAATCAGCTGGTCGTTCATGTCGTAAACGACGCGAGGCGAGTCATACGGTTCGCCGGCAGTGCTGGTGAGGCTGTCAACCTTGGCCTTGACCCGCAGCATTTGCGGTTCGGTCGGAGCCGTGGCGCGCGGGCTGGCGGCCTGGGGATTAAACGTCGGGGTGGTGCGTTGTTTGGCCATGGCTTGTCGCCTCCTCTTTAGGGTTTCGGGACACCGCCCAAATTCGGCCAATAGGCCCCCGGCGGTTCGGGTTCGACCGCGTGCATTGGCGGATCTACCACGAAAATCGTGGGGTCGGGCGGCGCGCACGGCTGGCACGGGTCGCACGGCGGCGGCCCGCAATCCGATTTGAGATTGATGAACACATCGCCGAGCTCGGAGCACTCCGGCCCCAGCATGTCGAGCGGATCCTCGCAGAACCGGATCTGTTCAAAGAAAACGAACACATATTGCACCTTAACGTCCGGCACCCGGGTGCCCTCAATCCTCATGCCGGCATACTGCGTCGGCTTGAAAAACTCATTTGGCCGCCAGTTGACCAGGGCGTTTATGAGTTGCTTTTCGGCGAGCTCGATATCGTCGGCCGCCTCCCATTCGCATTCCGAGGCGCGGGCATCGAACTGCGCCAGGAACGTGATTGAGCGCGGGTTGATAATGTCCTCGACCTCCGACTCCACCGGCCGCAGCTGCGGAATGCGAACGATGGTCGGCACCACGATGAGGTAGGGCGGCTCGAGGTGCGCCCATTGCTCCTGTTCGAGTTGCCGCAGCGATAGCTTGATGCGGTCATCGAACATGGTGGAGGCGCGCCGCAGCCGGCGCACCACGGCGTTGAACAGGCTTTCGCCGACGCCGAACGTTTGCAGCATTGAGCGCGTGCTGGTGGTGTCATCCATTAGCGGCCACCCGTGAACTTAACCGCCCGGGCGAGCTCGGCGAGCTCCGGCCGCGCCGATAGCGACTCGTCTAGCGCGTCGGGCAGCATCTTGCGCGCCGCCATCTTGCTGGTGCCGGTGGTTAAATAGCCGGCATATTCCACGTCGGAGGTGAGCTCGCCCTCGCGGCCGCTCGCCTGGTAGTCGATGGATCCGATGAGCCGGCCGGTATCGGCGCCCGGCCAGGCGCCAGGCGAGGAAGGCGAGGGGCCCGATGCGTTGCTTATGAAATAGCTGCGCGCGTCATTGAGCCGGTTCTCAATCCACGAGGTGATGATGCCCTCGTCAATTTCGACCCCGAACAGATTGTCGAGCTCCACGCGCACCGTGACGGTAATGTCGGCCATTAGATGCGATCCACCGGGCGCCACTCCGGCACCTCGAATTTGGGCGGGAGCTCCTGGGTGGCGGGGTCGCTGCGGCGGTCGCGGATGATCTCCGACCAGCAATAAAGGATGAGGAAGCGCTGCACGCCGCCCATGTCCTTGACGCTGGCGACTTTGTACCACGTTTCAGTGTAGCGATTCCGGTGAAACACCCAGTGATGCAAATCAACCTTGACGTCGGGCGGCACCCGAATGGTGATTTCGACGCTCGGTTGTTTGATTTGCGCGTGGCCGCGACCCATGCCCGGGTTTACGGTTTGATAGTCGAGGATTTGCTGGGGGGTGAGCGGCCGCACCCGGGCGTGCACCCGGATAACGCCGGGCCGCTCCACGATGGTCGATACGAAATCATCCGGGCGCTCGAGCGTGGTGCACACAATGACCACGTCACGCAAATCGCCGATGCGGGGGACACTCTCGCTGCGCTGGTCGATCCTAGGCAACGTAAGTCATCCCTGGCGCCAGGAATCCTTTGGCGCCGCTGCGGGTGAGGATCTGGTCATCGAGTTTGGTGTCGCCGCGGTTCTCGCAGATGTAGGCGAACAGCTGGCAAACCGCCTGCACGAACGCCGGCGAGATTTCCGCGCACGGCCCGGCATTGCTGCCGACATCATAGACGGCGACCAGGCTGCAATAGCAGCATAGGCTCACCGAGCACGTGAGCGATTGCTCCTCGTGGGCGTAAGGGTTCGGGAGGTTTTTGTGGCCACTCAATTCTGGTGCGTTGGGCGGCAGCACCGCGACCAGCATTCCGTTTGCGTACAAACGAACCTCGCCCGACGGCCGGCCGGACAATTGCACGGTGCCATTCGGCAGCACCGGCACGGTTTCGGTGACCTGGCGCCCGGGGTAAATGAAGCCCACGGCGTCGGCGCAAATTTCCCACGCCGCGTTGAACCAATGCCGCGTCAATCGCTCATCGAAATGCCCATCGGTCGCCGCGTGTAGCTTGGCGATTTCATAGGCTTGCTCGATAGGTGTAACGAGCTCCGGCAACCGCGCACCTCGTTAATGTCCCGCTCGAACGCTGATCGACACGCAATCGTTCACCACCATTTTGCGGCCGTTGCAGTCCGTTAGCCCCAGCGAAATATCGAACCGGAACACCTTGCCGACGGCCAGGTTGGCGCCGGTTTTGATCATGTTCACGGTCATGCGATTTTCGCCGGTGATGACGGTGTTGCCTGGCCAGGCATTTGCCGGCGGCGTGGCGTGACCCGACACCAACTCGATTTCGGTCATGTCGGCCGGTGCCGGCGGCGATACCATCATGTTTGAAAGGGTCGCCGACTCGATGCTCGAGAGGCCGAACCCGTCAACACTCGCCAGCAACCCGGTCCAATCAATCTGCATCGGCACGGTTTCACCCGGCCGAACCTCCCACATCATGCAGGTGCAGGCCGGATAGGGCGAACACTGGAACGTTTGCATGGCCGCTCACCTCCGGCAGGGCGCCACCAGGCGCGCGATACGGCGCTCGCTATAGAGCACCCGGATCCGGCGCTGCGAAATCAGAACAGCGCCGGCGCATGTTTGCTCGGTGGAAAGCGGCAACCGGGAGGAAATCGGCCACCGCTCACCATTGTACCCGGCCGGCCGTTGATAGCCGCCAGCATACGAAACCGGCCAGGCCCGCATTTACTTACCGCTGCGCCGTCTGGCGCCGCTCGCCGCCACGACCAGCTGCACCCTCACGTTCCTCGAGTTGCTGCTGAAACGTGGTTGTGCTCGTGGTGGTGCACATGCACGGCGATGCGAAATAGTCGAGATTACACGCCGGCGTGGCCGGGCAGAATTCCATGCATCGGGAAACCATCATGGCCTAGCTCTCCTTTGTTCGCCGTAGATCTATCATGTCAACGTCGGTCGGCTCATCGCTTTCGGTGGCAACGGGGAGCTCCTCCGCCTTTACCACCTTAGCCCAACCGCGTTTCACCATGCCGGCGCCAACCCAATCGGGCACCTGATAAACCTCGCCCGGGGCGTATTCGTTCACCGTCACCCCGTTGTCGAGCGAATAACGCACCGGCTCGCGCGAAACGATGCGCACCAGGGTCACCGCAGGGCCTCCACCGACACGATGTAAGGTAAGCACGTGGATTCGCTCTCCTCCTCCGGCGCCTCGAACGGTAGCACCCGCAACCAATCGGCAATGTGCCGGCGGTAAATCACCTCGGCGTCGCCCTCGATCTTGTCGACCAGAAAGCCGCCGCGCACGGTGCCGGCCACCTTGTCGACCAGGGCGACCGGATCCGCAGCGCGGCCGTTCGATAGATTCGAAACATCACACCACGACAAATCGTCCGGCGTGCCGTCGAGATCTCGAGTGTGTTGCAGCTTGAAGCGCGCGGGGCCCTCGCCGCGGAAGATTATGCGCGCGGCCTTGCCAGGTATCGGCTGCGGCGTGACGGTGCCGTGGTCGAACAAAACATCCACCCGAACCTCACATCCCGGTGCGCTTGAGCCGGGTTATCACCGCGATAATGTCGAGCTCCTGGGCGCCCTGCGAGAATACTTGGATAAACTGTTTCGGGCACGCGATGGCAACGTGACATTGCGAGTTGGCGCGCAGCGGGTTCTGCGACGTGAGCGAAAATGTGCCGGTCGGGTCGAGCACTCCCTGGGAGGGCGCGCAGTCCGGTTGAATTTTCAGCGGCGCAAACGCGCCCGGCACGCAAGGATCGTTCGGATCCGCATCGGCGCCATAGAACGTATAGGTGCCGAAATCCACATCGTCGCCGGTCTGGTTCGAGAAAACGACCTCGTAAGCATGGCCGAGGCTCAAATCGGCATACTTAGGCTGAAGCGCGTTGAACGCGAGAACGGTGCCGGCGGCCGATACCATGAGATCCTCCGATTACATCCCCGTCCGTTTCAAGCGGGTGACAACGGCGAGAATGTCGAGCGTGCCAGGGGTGCCGGCAACCCGCACGAATGGTTTCGGGCACGCCACCGCAAACGCGCACTGCGACATGGCCCTGACCGGCGCCTCCGCCGATAGCGTGATGACCGCGTTAGGAGCTCCGGCGCCGAGCGGCGGCGAACATTCCGGCTCGACCTTGAGCGGAGCAAACGTGCCGGGGATGCAAGGATCGTTCGGATCCGGATCGGCGCCCTCGACCGTGAACGTGCCGGCGGCGACGTCGGCGTTGGTTTGGTTCGAGAGAATGATGGCGTAGGCGTGACCCTGGCCAATGTCGGCATATTTCGGCGACGCCACATTGAAAGCGATGACGGTGCCGGCTGCGCTCATGCTCATGGTGTTAGCCTCCTGTTTTCGGTAGCCTCACCCTGCAAGGTGCGGCGTTGCACGGCATGGCCAGGCCAGGCGAGGCTCGGTTAGGCTCGGCGCTGCGAGGCAAGGCACGGATTTTATCACCTCACTGGATTCGCAGGAGTCGCCCGGCATTGGTGCAAATCGGGCTTCCACCGATTCGAGCCTCGAACTTAAACAACACGCAAAAGCCCGCACTATACGGATCTTGCTGCATTGTGACACTTTTCCTATTCACCACCATGTAAAGTTGTTTCCAATTGGCAAACGCGACCGGCGTGCTGCCAGCGACCACGTCGGGCATTTGATTGGAAATCACCACCGGCGAGCCGGCGATGATGAACTGGCCGGCGTTGACCGGCGACACCAGCATGATTGGCCTGCCCATTGCATCGCTCATGGTCAACGTGAGCGCGAACGAATTCTGGTTCATGAGGTAGGAGCCACCCGCGCCCTGGAAATTGGTGGGCACGGTGTATTTCAGCATCACCAGATCTTGCCAGCCGAACTGGCCGGCCGGTGTCGCTCCGCCGGTGTTACACACCGGAATTCCGGCGCGCAGGATGCCCAGCGGCTTGCCGATGCCGTCGCCGGTGATGACCGCCGAGGAGATCTGATTCCGGTAGGCGCGGTTCACCTTCTGCAACAGCCATGCCTCGATATTGACGCTCGAGTCCTCGAGCAAATCGCGGCTGGTGCAAACGATATAGCGCAGCGATTCCGGTTTGATTTCCACCTCGCCGAGGCCCTCGCCGATTTGCTGGGTCGGGTTGTTGGCAAAGCACTGCGACTCGCAGGCCCAGGCGGCCGTATCCCAGATCTCATTGTCGACCATGAATTTGATCGACGGGCCGGCGATGGTGATGTTTGACATGAGGCCGGTGATATCGGTCACGTCCTCGATGCACGAAAGGATGGTGCTCGACATTTCCGGGGCGAGAAAAAAGCCGGTGCTGCCGAGGTTGAACGCGGAGAGCGCCTTGCGCTGATCCTCCGGCAACTCGGTGATGTTGGTGCAATGCATGAGGTTGCGCATTGCCTTGATCGCCACGCCGGCGAGGGTGACCTCATCTTCGGTGTAGCTGAATGGGTGCTCCTGGGCGCGCTTGGTGACGCGGGCGAAATGCTTGGCCTCGAGGAGCGCGACCGCCTGTTCCTTGGAGTCGCCGCCTTCCCGGCCGGCGTCGGGGCGCTGCATCTTTTTCGAGAGTTGGTTGATGGCGTCCTGCAATCCTTGCAGTTTGGCCACGTGCTCGGCGGCCTCTTTCACAATGCGGTCGAGCTTGTCCTGGGTGTCCTTGGTGGTCGCCGAATTGCTGGCAATGTCTTTCTTGAGCTCCTCAAACGTCGACGTGCGCGCCGCGTCGGCCGTTTGGAGCGCCTCGCTTTGCTTCTTAACTTCGGCCTGCACGTCTTTGAGCAACGTCTGGACGGTTTCCTCGATGGTCATGGCAATCGCCTCTCTCTCACATCGTGCAGGATTGCCTTGAGGCCGGAGGCCAAGGCGGCGAGTCGCTTTTCATCGTCGGAGTCCCTGCCGCCCGATGCCGTGAATTCGTCTATGGCGCTGATATTGAGCCGGCCACCTGGCCTGGCGTCGCGCAGGGCGTCGAACCCTTTGCGCATCACGATTTCGATTTCCTCATCGGGGAAACCGTTTTCGCGCAGCCATTCCTTGGTGGTGTCGGCGTCCATGCTTTTGACGGAGCTCACCCGGGCGCCCGTGTTGCAGGGCAGCGCACACACCGAGCACTCGACAAGATTGGCGCGTTTGATGATGCGGTGCGAACCCTTCCACACCACGCCGGCCGGGTCGGGGATGAATCCGACCGAAAGCCCGTCGAGGAAGCCCTGTTTCATGAGGGTGTAAGTCTCGCGGCCCTTGTCGGTGAGGAGCGTAATCACCCCCTCGACGTGGAGCTCACTGCCCTCCTGGGAAAACTTTTTCCACCCGCCGATGAGGTGCTCCCGCATGTGGTCCCGAAACATTTTGATGGCCTTGGGGACCACGTTGCCGAACGCACCGGCCTCGATGATATCGCCGGCCCGGTCGGTTTTGGCGGTGGAGGCCACGCCGGTGAACGTTGCGACGTCGGCGCCCTCGGCGAGCGTTTTCGTTTCGAAACCCGCGTCGCCGGCCAATGCGAGATCGTGGAAAAACATTGAATCGCCCCGCGCCTCGAGCGGCGCGGTAGGGCACCCCACCCAGCGCCACGTGCCGGACGTTATGCCAAAAGGCGGAACCTTGCAAATACTTAGCGGCGGTCCTTAAAGGCCCGCGACAACCGCGCGATGTTGAGCTCCGCCTCCCGAAGGAACGGGCCGAGGCCTGGCACGTCGAGGCGCAGGAGCTCGGCATAGTATTGCTGCCACTCCTCGAGCGTGGCGTCGGGCATCGGCGGGTCAATCAACGCCGGCGCGATAATGCTGCGATCTTTCACAATCAACGCTTTCCGCTGGGCAGCAATTCGCTTGGTTAAGTAATCGACCACCCGCTCATATTTCGCACGGTCGCGCAAGATGGCGGCGTTTAGATCCGGCGCGAGCTCCGCGGTGTATTTGACCAGGCCGGCGCGATCCACCGCCTCGACGGTGGCGTGATTGTAGATCCGGTTCCTTGTGCCTTTGGGCAAGTCTAGCAACCACCCGCCCAACTCGAACGGAATCTTGTCGCGATACAGTTTTTTCAGCACCCGGCCGGCTTCCGGCTTGGCGTCGGTGGCAAGGTAGCGGCTGCCGAGCGCGCCGTGGGCATAGAGACGTTGCAGGCCGGGAAAGCCGCCGAGCGCGGTCAAATCCTGATAGGAAAACGAGCCATCGCCGGGGTGATTGTGGTGCACCTCGACCCGGCCGAACGGATCTCGCATGGCCGCCAGCAATTCCGGGGGAAAACTCACATTGCTTTGCGTGCCGCGCTGGGTTTCCTCGGATAGCTGCCCGGTTTTGTAATCCAACCACCGCAAATGCTCGACGCCGGTGAGGCGGCCCTGGTCGCGCACATACTGTTCGGCGACGCTGCCGGCGAGCGCGCGCCTGGTGTCTAGGTCACCGCCGGCCGGTGCCGGCTCCTCGACCGCTGCCGCCGGCGGGGCGCGTCCTTGGCTGTGATAGAGGATTGAGCACCGGCAATTGACAATCTCCCCGGCGCCGGCGCCCAGGCTGGCGTCGCCCGGTCGCATCATTTGAGCTCCGCCGACCGTAAACGGCTGATCGAACGGCACGGTGGTGCCGCCGACCGCGGCGTGGGTCGGCCTGGTGCGGGCGTCGCGAATGGCCACCCAGGTTTTCGAACCGATGCGAATGTTTTTGTATTTCAGCGCGGCCTCGACCGCGGCCATGGCGGCGTTGTGAGTCTCGGTGCGCGCGATGGTCGCCGACCGTTTCTTGCCGAGCTCCGGCGCCAGCTTGGCGATGGCCGCCGCAATGCGGTTGGTTGATTTGCCCTGGCGAACCATTTCGAGGATGAGATCCGCAATGGCGTCGGTGAGCGCGCTCGAGATCCCGGTGATCTTGGCGCCGGCGTGGATGGTCAACCACGCCACTTGCTCGGTCATGAAATTGGTGAGGGCCTTTTCGTCGGCCTGGTCGGTGATGGCGCGATATTGGTCACGGTAGATCCGGCGATAGAACAGCGCCAGGAGCGGTTTGCCGCGCTTGTTCACATAGTCCTGGGCGCGGATGAAACTACGGGCCGCGTGCAGGCGGATGCCGGCGGTGAGGATGGGAAACAGGTTGACGTGAAGGCGTTGCTCGACGTCATCGAGGTAGCGCTGAAACGTTCGGTCATTGTCAACGTCGAGCAACATCACCGCTCTCGCATTTCATTCGAACGGCCTCGCGTCGCGGACGATTTGTTGCAACAGATAGATTTTGTGCAGCTGCGCAACCGTGGCGAAATATGCCGGGCGGTTGGGAAAATCCCGCTGGTTTAGCTGCAAAAGCTCATGCCCCCACCGCCAACCCGCAAACCAATAATACGGGTGATTTTCCGAACTGACACACACATAGGCGTAGTCCTTAACTAGCCTCGGCACTTCCACGAGGAGGCGGTGATGGTCCCGCCACATCGTTTTAATGTCGATGAAATCGCCGAGATCCGGCAAATGCCGGAATGAGCCGTCGAGGCCCTTATTCCACACAATCGGGTCGAAAACGATTTTGCCGGCGCGCTCGCCGCGGGCGCCATTGATATGGAGCCGCCGGCACTCCGCGAGCGTCGCGATGAGATTGTTGCCAGGCTCGAACCCTTCCCGTTCGGCGCGGTCCTGGCGCGCATTGCCGACCCCGTCGGCCTCGACAATCATGTGATCGGCCAGTTTTGCATAAAGCCCGCGGCCCATCATTCTGCGGCCTCCGCGAACTTGCCCAGCTGGTCCCCCCACGAATCCCAGCCGACCCGGCGCGTGCGCGCGAAAAGCTCGCAGTAAGGGCCGTCGACCAGGCGCTCGATCCGCTGATACACCAGCGACGGTTTGCGGCTGTGCTGACGCCGCGGCTCGATGATGGCCTGGCGCACGTCGGCATTGAGCCGCTTAGGCCGCCCGCGGGTGGCGAGGAGGCACGGTTCGCTGTTTGCCCTTGTCCAATAACCCAGCCCCATCTGGTCGGGGATGGCCTCCTCAAACATTTCCAGCTGGCCGGCGTGGGCTTTCGTCCAACAAAATGCGCAGGTTTTGAATGTGAAGCCCCAGGCCTCGATGACCGCCAGGGCGTCGATTAGCTGCGGCCAACTCGCCCACAAAAACAGACTGCAGTCTGTGGCTGCAAGCTCCCGCACCGGCAGCGCGCAAATGTCGGCAATCGGCATTGAGCGGTAATGATACTCGACGGCGCCGTGATACTTGTTACCGGTGCGCTTTTCGACATGCTCGCGGCCGGTCCATGTTTTGAACCGCCACGGCGGATCGGCCAGGATTGCCCGATAATGTCCCGGCGTAAGGCCATCGAACATTTCGCCCCCTTCCGCGTTATGAAACCGGCGAGTTTCAGCCGCGGCGTTGCCCCCCGACCTGCGGTTGAACGTGAGAGTGTAGGAAACAGAACCAACGACGTCCCCCCCCCTCGTGGTCCCGCTTACGCTCTCACGGCTCGCCTTCCTCGTTTCCCTGCCCGGTTTCCCGCCCGACCTGGCCGGCCAACACCTCAACCTGCAATCGTTTGCGGTTCATGTCCTCGACCATGATGGGCACGTCGGCGACGGGGTCATCGGCATAGGGCGGATAACCTAACAGCGCACGTTGCTCGTTCACCGTGAGCATGGTGGCGTTGCGCGCAATGTCGACCAGCTGCAAGCGCGCCTGGGCCATCGCCGGAATGTGGGTGATATCCACCCGGATCTCGGCGTCGCTGCCGTGCAACAGGGCGTGGTTTAGTGCCGACACATAGAGGTTTATATAGCCGGGCAAGATGGTGTCGGTGAGGAAGCCCACCCGCGCCATCGCCATGTTGTTGTAGGTGTCCTGGCCTGGCAGTCCGACCAGCTGACTCGGTACGCCGAACGTCATGCAAACATCGCGCGCCAGGCTGTCCTTGATTTCAACGGAGAGCGCGGTCGACGGATCCTCTGACAATCGGGTCATGAGCCATTTGGCGTTCGCGGTCACCATGGTGCCGCCGGATTCCCGGCCATTGAGCTTGAACCGCTCGAGGCTCGCCTTGACGTCCTGCACCACTTTGTCCCCGACCTCCGCCTCGGTGGAGAGCACGCCGGTGATGTTGGATGAATTCGAAACGATATCGGCGCACCGTTGCAGAATGCGGGTGAAAACCTCCGCCGGCGCCGCGGCCACCGCGGCCGGCGACTTGTCGCTTTGCCAGTTGAGCGCCGGGCGGTGCACATAGAGGAGCTCACACTCGCCGGTTTCGAGATCCACCGGATAGGTGACGGTGCCGCTCGCCGTGGCGTGATCGAAAGCGGCAATCACCTTTGAGTTGTTTAGATATTTGATGGTGATTTCGTTAGCGTTGACCGGCCAGAGCTCGAGGATGATGGGCGAATTTCCATTCGTGCCGCGCACCTGTTTGAGAAACGCCCGGTTAGCGACCGCCAGGCTGGCAGTGATGAAGTATTGCAGCGCGGCGCCGGTCCATTGCGGGTTTGGCCGCGCCAGCACCTCGGCGACCTTTTGTTGGCGCGGGTCGAGCTTGCCGGTTTCGGTGTGCACCTCGAGCACCACCGAGGAGCTCATTTGGCCGATCATGTCGACCGACCGCCACAGGTAAATTGAGCGGACATATTCCCGCAGCATGTCGCTCGACATGCGGTCGAGCGAAACCGCGGCGTTAGTGGCTGCGGCCACGCCGTTGCCGTTGGCAATCACCACCGGCGCCGGCGGCGCTTGTTGCTTAGACCACAACCACCCCATGACGGCCCCCTTTATGTCGTTCGGCGATAAGGCTTGGCCTTTACCGTCGGCGTGCTCGAGCCGCCGCCGTATTTCCGATTCACGTCGGCCTGCGACATGCCGGCGAGCTTATCCATGTTGATAGCTACCCCGGTTTTCACGGCCTGCATCGCTCCCCGCGGGTTAAAATGGCGAACCGCCGAGAAAAATTGCGAGCGCGCCTGGCCGCAGCCTGCACATGCCATCGTTTCCTCCTCCATTTCACAACAGCACCGCGGGGAGAACGGGTGACCTGTTCCCCCTCGCGGCTCTTGGCCGGCGATGGGACTCCACCCGGGAGGGCAGAAACGCCGGCAAGCGAGTGAGGGCCGTGCCTACCCTGCGAATGGGGGTCGCTGGCCGTGCCCTCTTGCTTTCCCTGATCGCTCCCACATTCGCCGGGGGCCGTAGCCCTTGTCGGGGTGGGCAGGTTCCGCAACTCGGTTAAGGGGTCGACGGGGGCGGCGGCCATGCCGTCGGCAGCGTACACGGCACCGCGATGCGGCAGCCCCAGCATTTCACGTGCATTGGCATGAGCTCCTCTATGCGATGGGCACGTAAGTGATGATTTTCGAGAGCCGCGTGAGCGCCCACACCGCGGCGTCGAGCCGGTTCGGCGAGCCGTCGACGTCTCGATCCCACTCCCGGCTGAAAGACAACATTTCGGCCTCGAGTTGGTCGAGCCCACGGCGGTGCAAAACGCGGCCTTTCTCATATAACAGGGAAATCGGCTCGGCGCGCACCACCTTGCCGCGCGAGGCGGTCACTTCCCTAACCCGGATGAGGGAATCCGGTCGCAGGCCCTTGGCTGCGGCGCGCTCGGCAGCGGATTTGACCACGTCGGCCACCATGTCCCCGCCGAAATTTCGTTCCACCACCACATCGTCGGCGTCGAATTCGTCATGCGCCTGCACCACGGCGTCCCCCCAGCTGGCCGGGCTGGCGTTCATGGTGCGGTCGGCGAGCACCGCGAATTGCCTATCGTTGAGGAGCGCGGCCACCACGATTCCAACATCGTCGGCACCGCCCGACGGGTCGACCCCGACCGACACCTGTTCGATGATTTCATCCGCCACCGGGTCGTGGTGCAGCCACTCATCTTTGAACAGCGCATTTCCGGGGTCGAGGATCATGCCGCCCAGGAGCTCCTGGCGGCCAAGCCTGGTGCCCTCATAGAGCTCCTTAATTTTGCGCAGGAACGACGGCGCCAGGTGCGCGGCGTTGTCATAGGTGGTGCCGCTGGTGATCGACACCCCATCCATCTGCACCAGCTTTTTCATGAACGGCGTGGGCCGCGGCGTGGTGGCGAGGAGCATGCGCGGTTTGTCACCCAGGCGTAGCCCCATCATGGTCATGTCGAAAACTTCTTGCTGGTAACGCATGCGGCCGATCTCATCTATGACCGCGAGCTCACACTGGGGGCCACGCAACGAGTCGGGTTCCTCGCCGGAGAAAAAAACCGCCATGGCGCCATTCGGCCATTCGAGCCGGCGCTTTGACGCGACATAGCGCGGCCGCATGTTCGGGGGCGAGGTGGTCAGGATGCCGCTCGAGCCCTCGAGGTTCACATCGTGCACGTCGGCCGCGGTCGGCGCGATGACGTGGATCCGTTTGATGCCGGCGCGCACGGCGATGTGAGTGGCCGAGCTCACCGAATGAGACTTGCCGGTGCCGCGGCCACCCAGGAACAACCAAGCCCAATCGAGATCCTCCGGCGGCAGCTGCGCGTCACGCGCAGCAAACACCCAATCGGAGGCAACATCGTTTCCCAACTGGCCGGCGAGGATCCGGCGCTCGGCGTCGGAGAGCGCAGCCACCGACCGGCGCGCCCGATGCATGCGCCGCACCTCGGTGAGAAACCGGTCGGTCATTCCTTGGTTTCCAGGGCCTCGCCCTCGATGATGGGCCCGTGCGCCAGGCGGTCGAGCGCGGCCTCAATTTTGTCGGTTGCGCTATCGCCGACCTGGCGCTGATCGTTCAAGGCGTTCTCACCGCGCGGCTGGATGTTGGTCCCCATGAAGCCGGCGCGCCGGTCCATAAGCCGGATGACCAGCATGGCCGACTCTTTGTCGCCCCCCTCCGCCTGTTTGAAAAACACTTTCGTCAGGGCGTCGAGCCGCTCGCACTCGAGCTCCACCGTGCTGGCGCGCAGTTGTTGCGACACCCCGCATGACATGCGGGCCATCGAGGCCTGCACCTCGGCGATAGAACAGCCGAGCTCCTCGCCGATTTCGCGGAGCGAACTGCCCTCGAGCCGCAGCCGAAACACCCGACGGTCGCGCAGATACCGCTCACCCGCGTCTGAAAGATTAACAACGTTGTTCATTGTGTTAGCTTTCCGGTGCAAGGCATGGCCGCGCGAGGTGGGGCCTGGCGAAGCCTGGCGAGGCCAGGCGTGGCAATGCACGGCGTGGCATGGCAATGGGAGTCGGGGTCATTCATTTGATTCCGACTCCCTTTTTTCATTTGAGGGCCCCCATGTTTGTCGCCGATAATGCAACCGCCCCCCTCGAGGTGCAACAAGCCCGCAAACTCGGCGCCCCGTTCACCTTGATCGTGGCCGGCGCCGGCAACCCGCGCCTGGTCGGCCACATCCTCATCGAGGCCATGCGCGAGGGCGTCGAGCTCAATAACGTGGCGGTCATGAGTTGGAATTCCGGCGCCGCCGTGAAGCACACCACCCGGGTGATGGTGGCCAAGGCGATGGGCTTTCCGCCCGACCTGGGCCTCGGCGACATGATCCCAGGCGCCGACCCGGAGCT